AGACGAGCCTTTTTTCTGGCCAATGCGATTTGGTCGGAAACACCCTTCTCTATAAGTTCGATTACTTTTTCTTCGCTAAGTACCATTACTACAAAACTAATAAAAAAAACTCCTATTTTACATAATGTTTTAATAATAACAAAAAAAGACAGGGAACCACCCCTGTCTTTATTAACGAAATATTAATCTTAAAAACCACACCATGAATAGTGTAGAACTGTAAAGGTATGAAATTTATGCCATTTGACAACAGTCACTAAAAAATCATTGAAACGATTTTTAGTTTGGTGTTATATGATGAATGTTTTGGGCGACACTTATACCCGATATAGTTTCGGATGGTGTTGAGCAGTTTTTCAGCCCCCGACCAGATTTACACGCCCAAAACACTCACAATAACAATAAATAAACAACATAAAATTATTAATCTAATGTTGCTCTTATAGGGCTTAGGTATTTCCCATACTTCGCCATTACTTTATCTCTTATGCTTTTGTACTCATCAGAAGAAATAACCTCTAATCCTACTAATTGCCTTAGTGATGTAATGGCTTTCAATGCTTGTTTTTTTCCTTTTTTATCATCCATAATTTCACGATTGTTTATTCTTAACGTTATCAAACAGCACTTCTCGGCCTAGACCCCATGAATTTAGGTTTGAATGCTTTTAGGTCGAAGAATACCCTCATCATAAGACAATCTCTATAGTCAGGAGAACGTCCTATATCTTGTTTTATTTGCGCCTTTGGTTTACAATCAAGTTTTCTTTCGTTATTATTATTTGATTGTATTTGTGCTAAATCGGCTTTTATTTCCTCTTTTTGTTTAGAAGAAAGTTCCGCTTCTATATACAAACCACCTTGATTGACTTTATCAGCTAATTTATAAAGGCATTGAACTTGAAGATTTCTATAGTTCGGAACCTCCATTCCTTTTTCGGTCTTCTCTTTCATTGGCCTAGCGCCGTTTTTGAAGCTTTTTATTCCAGCCCCGTCAATCACACCGCCCCCTACTCCATCCGCATCACCTACGCATCTTGTTTTTGGTATTCTGTACTTGAATCTAAGCATTCTAATAGCGTGCTCTATATCAGTTGTTTTGGATATATCAAGGGTAAGAATTTCGACTACTTTCCATCCACTCCAAACACATATTACGGCCAAGTCACTTCCAAACCTGGCAATGTCAGCGGTAAGAAGATGTATTCCTTCAGGAACATGGTCATTGTCAAAAACACAATCTATCATTTCTTGCTCTATAAGCTGAAAAGGATTGTCGTCATACTCCCAATTTCCTTTAAAGAGTCTTTCGTAGATATTCTTGTCGTTACTAGCCTGTTTTCTAAGCCCATCTATATATTTTTGTGATATGAATGGATTTTCAACAACCAAACAGCCTAAATAATACTTTTTTAAATTTTGCTCATCCTGATTTTCAATCTCTAATTCACCGTTTTTGTGTTTGTCGTAGAATTTTGTTTTTGTCCATGTTTTAGAAGGGTTTCCGGTCATAAAGACGATTCCTTTTAAATCGTATTTATCAACATTCCATCGGTTCACCCTTGTTGTCAAAACGCTGACCGCTTTTTCGTGAACCTCGCCAACTTCCTCGAACCAACCTGACGTATATAGCGTAGAGCCAACATCTTTATATTCGGGGTCTGATGGTTTGTATTTTACCTCTACAAGATTTATTTCGCTTCCGTTATCGAATTTTATAAAGTTTAAAACAGAGTTGTATTTAAACTGGGTTATTCCAAAATGAGTACATACCTCGTCAAACGTAACCAAAACCGATTCTCTAATATCTTTTAGCTCGTTACGGGCTATGAAATACCTTGTTCTTGGATATGCCAATGCGCTGAAAACCGTCCAACAGACACCAGTAAAACTTTTGGCCCCCCCGGCCGAACCACCATAAAGAAATTGGTCATACGTCTTTGATGTTAATATTTCAAGAGCTTTTTTTTGCTTTACGTGAGTCGTAATCTCCCCCTTGTTCCAATCTCCTTCATTATTGTTGGCTGTACCCTTGACTATAAAATCAAAGTTTCCATTTTTAAATAACTGAACCATTACATCTAGCGGATTCAGCTCGTTTACAATACTTGAAACTTCAGACTCGTTCATTTAGTAGGTGTTTTTTGATACTTCTTCTTTCCTGAGTACTTCATCAAAAATGATTTTTTTCTATCGTTTCTTCTAGTGGTATTAGCTTTTTTATGGTTTTCAATGTGTTTCTTTTGGCGCTTTTGTTCTTTAAAACCCTGAATATATAAGTAAACAACAAAACCAATAGCCAGTATGGATAGCGTCACTAAGACTATTATCAATGTGTTCATTCCACGATGTCCTTTAAGTTCACGCCCAATGCTTCGGCAACCTCTCTAGGGCGCTTGAAAAGGTCATTGTTCAAAAGGTAAGATACTGAACATTGGTGGATCCCCAATTTTTCGGCAAGATGTTTGGGTTTGATACCTTTTTGTTCCATTATGACCTTTACCTTGGAATTTGTCAAATAGCCCATTTTGTTTTTAATTTTTACAAATGTAATTATTTTTTAATTATATTTGCATTGGATTAATCATAAAACTATGACCCTTCAAGAGAAAAAAAGAAAACTGGGCATTATCAACGCGATCATTTTAGTTTTGTTCGTGAAAGCAATGAAATCGCCTCCGAAAACCGTTCAAGAAGCCTTGGAACTAAGTTTTGATGCTGTGTTTTGGTCAAGGGAATTTCATTTGGTGTCAAAACATCCCGTGTTTGAACCAGGGGGGATAATTCATAGCAAAAACAATGAGGAATTTGTAATATCCAAGAATGGCGAAAAGTACAAATTACCACGGCTATAGACCTATATTGAATTGTTGCATAACCGATAAAAACCATTGGCAGGGATCTAAATATCTATGTCGTTTCCATGGTTGGAAGGATTCCGAATTAAAACCCGAAGGGGAACAACTAAAATTATTTATACGCGAAAACCCCGACCAATAAAGGAAGGGGTTTCATTTGTAACCTCTCATTGCGCGTTCATTTATATTCCGGACTGAGATGACCGGCAATACAAATATACGTTTATTTATGATATTTGGATTTAGGTTTTTCAAATTGTCGGTTAAGCTGCCCTAATTCAACTCCAAGATTCTTTAATGAATTAGCGCATTTATAAGCGGCTTCTTTTAGTTTTATTCCTGTCCATTGGTCGATTTCCATTATTTACTGTTTTTAAGTTCAACCCCTAGTTTTACCATTTTCATTCCGTGGTCTATCGTTTCAAAGATACCGTATTCATCTGGAAAAAGCCTGAAATGTAGCCAATGTAAGAATATCCTGGCCTTAACTATCCTTTTCGCATTTGCATTTTCCGATTTCGAGCCAACAGTTGCATGGTCTTTTTGATTCGTCATGATTAGCGTTCGATTTTTTATTTTTGGTTCTCCAGTATTTTTTCTTGGTTCTCGGATATACCATAAACGATGTAGGCCATTCCGATTATGAACATTACGGCACCTATTCCTTGAACTAGGTATGCGTATTTTGAAATGAATTCTTCCATTCTAATCTGTTTTATCGTTGTAGTGAATAACGCCATTACAGTTCTAAATAATTGTAAGCACTACTCCTATTCGCTTCTACCTCCTCTTTTGTTAACACTTTTGCTTTGTGGCGTAACGTTTCCTCGTTACTCTCGTCATTACAGCAATGCGTATAATTAATGGTTTTGTTTCGGTGCATAATCAAAAGTTAAGGTGTACTTGCTTTTTATTTTTTGCATCCTATGGTCATAAGAAATCCTAAAAACACCAGGCACATCAAAATATGTTCGTTGTACGTTGTTCTTGGTTTTCCCATTTTTTAAACCAGTTTCAGTTTGGCTCCTCCAAAAAGCCCATCGGCCTTCATTTTTTCGACAAACCCCCTAAAAGTCTGGTATTCCGCTGTTAGAAATCTGTCATGGGTGCAATTTATCCTGAAATACGTGGTTTCCGTCCATAAACATAGCGTACCATAGGCCACGCCCATCTTGAATACGACTTTACGACAATCATCCCTGTCTTCATCCGAAATATCGTCACCGAACAGTTCAATGGAACAGTCCTGCCCTATTTGGCCCGATTCCTTCAACCCGTCGAACATCCTATTTACAAGTTTGTCGTATGCCGTTTTTTCTTTAGGTGTCATATCATCCTTTTATCCATCCCCGCCCAACCACACAACAGTGAGCACGCCCCGCGCGGAAACACAATTAATACTACACGGCATCGCCGTCCGATTTTTTTTCACCATCATCAACACCCAACTTATATCCCAAAACAAATGCCCTCAACCATCTTGGAGCACCATTTTTATATCCCCTAGACATCATGGACCGAAAACTATCGTATGTCAACCCCAACATCCGCGCAAAATCAGAACTACTAATACCGTGACGTTTCAATATTTCCTTTAATTCCTTCATTTGTTGCTTTGAGTTAACAAATATAACCATAATATCAATACTAAAATTGTTTTTGTGAATTAGAATCAACAAAACTGTAGCAAAAAGTTATTTCCAAAAAAAATAATGTGTGGGGGTAGAAGCGCTGTATGGTTGATGGGGTCTGGGGGGGTGTACCCCTATCGCTTTATAGCTGCTTATCTCAATGGTGGTGAGCACTATCCTTGTATCTCCTTTTGTTTCTTGATACGTTGCATCATTGACAGTATGACATTCATTTCCTCATTAGTGGCTTGTGTTAAGTCAAACGCCCCTTGTTTGCTTTGATTATCGGCATTAAAGAAATCAATGTGCCTGCTTATCATATCAATGGCCTTTAGGCTATCCTTAAGTTTTAGTTTAACTTTAGTCTGTGATACGTTGGTTTTCAATTCTTTATCGTAGTATATTGTTGTTTCTGTATCATACGACTGTATTGTTCTACGTACCTGTGGAGGTAGGCTCTTTATATCTTCAGGACTCAGGCCAATGAACTCGGTTATATCACTATAAGCATAGGATAGTAACTCATTGAGTATTCGTACATTATCAATATGAGTAGACGCGCGCAGCGCGGTATTCTTTGCCTTGATGTATTCCATTACGTTGGGCTTCTTCATTACCCTATTGGCCCAAACATTGGCCGCTTTATAGTTCTGCTCAGGGTTTACCGTCATAGCTGCTTTAACCTTATTGAACCCATTTACAAAGAATTCGTCCACAAACATCTTATAAGCTGAATCATTAGCATTTTCAAGGGTTTCAGAGGTTTCTAAGCTTAATAAATTGACCGATTTTTCTATTTCTGAACTCATATTTTAACAATTTTTATTTGTTTGTTGTGTATGTATTTTTACGTTTTTGAAACAATTTGTTTTGATTTTAACATTTTAGAAAGAATTAAGATTAAAGAAAAACGGGTTTAATTGAAAAAAAGGGAAAAACGTTTATTTCTTTTTTTGTTTTTGCTCTCTCTTGTTCTTCTTACTCTCACCTCTTCCATTGGGCGAAACTTCTCCAAACATGGCTAACCTCATTAAAATGGAGAAACACCCTTAAACAGGCTAAAATGTGCATTCTCATAGCTAATATCAATTTATCTACGGTCCAAAGTTAAGAATTTCGAGAATATAACATTTTACTACATTGAAACATTATGTAAAATAGGATTTTGATGATTTTCTTTATTTAGTTGATTACCAATGTATTACAGAAATATGCATTATTCAAAAGTGTTAAAATAATCATAAAGATTAATTTTATGTATGATTATAATAAATTATTCGTTATATTTACACAACGAAAGTTATTAATCTTGAGCTAACAATTCACAAGTTATTAAAATAGTGAAATCGGGACCACAGATAAAAGTGGCGTTACTGAAACAACAGTATAACATTGGCGAGGTTACAACGTCTAACTTAGTTAACCAACAAGCTACCGAATAAAGGTAAGGCGATGCAAGACGGAGCTATTAAAAGAGTTATCCGTGGTTTACAATTTGAAAAGGTTGGACCTGGTAGAAAAGAGAAATAAAAACTATGCTTTTATCGTTAAAGTGCCTGGGAATGTTTGAAAGGCGAAAACGATATTATAATTGTCTTGTCTCAATTGCGGAGTTACCATTTATCATTGGCCAAGGGTCGCAACCTTGCAAGACATCTAATATAAATAAATAATTAATTATGAAGGCCATTATTAGTCAGCTTTGGAATACAGGAATTGAAATAATTACTACAGAAAATGACGAAAACGAAATTAAATCTTTTGCTGATCTTCGCAAATGTAATAACGTTCTTGTAGAGAAAAGAGAGAGAGGTGTTCCGTCTTACGTTCCTGTAGAGGTTCTAATTGATGAACGAATTGTTTATGTATCATTTAGGACTGTTTCACACCCCACAGGATGCGGTAAACTTAGAATATGCGAAATAAACTAGTAATAATTTAAAATTTTAATCTTAAACCTTTAAACCATGAAAAATTCAAATTTAGATTTTAGCACCATTATCGGGATCGCGTTCTTTGCGCTTGTTATTGTTCCTCTTTTGGCCTCCCTTGTCATTGGACTGATTACCGGCAATCTTGACACAACACCATTAAACTAGAAACTATGAAAGCACCACTAATAAATATTAACGGAAATTCAAAATCGGATATTGAAACCCAATTAAAAAACATTGTGAAAGCATTAAATAATAGTATTGAAACTATTTCAAAATGTGATTACAATAATGGTAGAAATGCCATTGATCAAGGTCATATAAATTTAATGAAAGCAGAAAAAGCAGAAATTTTAAACACGCTTAAATCCTTTAAAATGGATTATATAAAAATGTTTAAAGAAATACATTAACCCTTAAAAATCACCACATGAAAAGTTTAATCAGAATACAGGACGAAAAAACAAATCTTATAAAGGCCTACCAAATCAACGGGGTTGAGGTATCAGAAGAGTTTTATAACAAGTCGTTTGATGAGTTTAATAGAACGATGCAATATAATTCCTCTGCGACTAAAAGAAATATTGAAACTGGCGACTATATCCACACCGCAATATTTAGTTAAAAAACGAAAATTAATCTTAATACACCACATTATGAAAACTTCAGTAAAAACAGAACTTTTAAATCACATCTTAGACAGAATTAACGATGGAGTTATTGATAACTCAAACAAAGATGAATGGCATTTCTATTGCTTCAATGAGGATTATTATATAATCGGATATTACGAGGCTTCTGAATGGCTTAAAAAGCACGAAATAGGCGAATTTGAAGCCGCTGGCATCTGCCAACAATACGAAAAAGACAATTTCGGAGAATCAAAAGTATATGATAATTCAGAAATGACCGTTAATATGCTTGCCTATATATGGGGCGAAGAACTTATTTACTCGTTCGATGTTGAAACCGTCGAAGAATTACAAGAAGAAATCAACGATATTTTAAATTACTAAAATGGCACCAACTAGAGCAAAATTAAAACAAGTATTGACCGCTCAAATAATGAGCGAAGCAGATTCAGGCGATCACTACACGTTAGACGATATTTTGAAGCATTTAACTGATGATGAAATATACGACCATATTTGGGATTTCAAAAGACACGAATTAACAAAATAAATGTGGTGTTTATCCTCCTGAACGGGTTTTGTCTTTAGTAGGGAGGTTTTTCCAACATCATTGGGCGAAATGCCATAAAACAAACTTAAAAATCATGGAAAATTACTATACGATACTAAATTTAAATAGTGAATACGATAGAAATATCGGAACCATTAAAGCCAAAACCTTTGAACAACTTTTAAAAGGAATTTCAAAATCTTGTAAGGTTTATTTTGACACCGAAATACTTGATATTGGAATTTTAAAAATGGAAATGGAGAAACTGAAAATAGGGTATAATCATACTTTCAAGGTTATTGCAAACGAAGGAATTGACAGATATGAGTATAATTTGAACATTTCAAAAACAACAATTTACTAATCTTAAACCATAAAAAATGCATCCATCTAACGATTTAAACGAATTTTTAAATAACCTCGAATTTGAGGTGGCTTGTCAAATGGAACTTGAAAATATCAATTTCAGGGCAATGCAAGATTTGACCTATAAAAATCCTATTAACTTAAATTAAACACCATGAAAAATTTATTCTACATCCGAAACACAAAAACTGACCAAAACTTTGATACAATGGAAATGAAATTTTATCCTAACAATTGGGAGCCTGAAATGGAAGAAGATAAAGATTATTTGCAAAGCTTAATTGATGAAGACCCTGAAAAGTTTGAAAACTGCGTTGTTGAAATAGTTGAAATCGAAGACTAATGACTAAAGAAGAAATTGGTATTAAAAACGGAAGCCAATACATAAATGTTTACAACTATTAAATCCTAAAAAATGAAAACAATCTATAAAAAAATACGTGCATATATCCGCCTCCAGAAAATCAACGATAAAAAAAGCGAAAAAATGCACTTTGAAAACCAGCTTTTTGACTCATGGAAAAATAAATATAAATTGTCCTATGATGACCGTATCGAGGTCATAAAAAACGTAGTCGAAAGAATCAAACAAGATTCTGAAAAAAGATACATCGATTTTTCAAATGAAAGCGTAAAAATCTGCCATCAAAACGACAAAGTAAAAAACATTAGTTTCTTCACACTATAAAAAACAAAAAAATATGTTCCTAACTAGAAAAGAGTTGATAATCCACAACCAAAAAAGGGTAAAAAATCACTTGAACCTAATAAAAAAAGAGGTTTTAAAAGAGGTTAAAAGAATCGTAAACGAGGAAGATTTACTTATTGAGCACCAAGACAGCGAAAATTTAGAAATATTCGGTGCCGCTATGCGAAACGTACTTTTAAAAGAACTAAAAATCTATAATTGTGAACAGGTTTAAAAAAATAGAATTCCAAGATATTGAACTTGATTTTGAGTTCATCGGGATTGAGCCATTGGGCGAATGCTACCGATTCAAACAAAAGGCCTATGAAATATATTTTGATGATTTCGACGTTCATGTAGATCTTGAACTGTACCATTATCCAGAGGCTAATTATAAAAAAAGAAACTCTTTCAACATAAATAACATCGAAGTGCATACGGACAGCCTGAAATTAAAGCTGCTGCCCGAAGAACACGAAACCATCTATAAAAAAATAGAGGATTCCATAAAAATTTTATCAATAAACTATTGATATAAATAAAAAAACCGTTAAATTTAAGCAACGAAAAATTAATCTAACCCATGAAGCATACCATTGTAAAAAAATACAGAATCGAGGATTACTCTAGGATGTCAAATTTAGAACTTCTTAAAAAGTTCAAATATTTCAACAAGAAACAAAAAGAGTTGAGCAATAAAAGATTGGACCATAAATATGTCAAAGAGCAATTTTCCGTTATGCTCAACCTTCACAACATTATGGAACAATTCTATCTTAGAAATCCTGAGTTAAAAGATTCAATTGATTTTGATGCCGAGGTAAATGAAATCATAAAAAACAACGCCATCAACGCAAGTAAAAATTAACCATAAATATTCATAAAAAATGTCAAAAAATTGGTTTGAAATTCTTGGATATGAAGGCTTATACCAAATAAATAAAAAAGGCGATATAAAGGCTATTCCAAAAACTGTTGGTTTTGGGCAGGGATATAAAACCAAGAAGTTGATATTAAATCAATACAAATCAAAAGAAGGATATTTAAGAGTTAGGCTTTATAAAAAAAATAAATGTAAAAATTATTCTGTTCATAGATTGGTTGCTTTGCAATTTTTGGAAAATCCAAAAAACAAACCGCAAGTAAACCATAAAAATGGAGTGAAAACAGACAATAGGCTGGAAAATTTAGAGTGGAATACAAGGTCTGAAAACATGAAACATTCTTTTAATATGGGCTTATCCAAAGCAAAAAAAGGTGCCGAAAGCCCTAATTCAATTCTCACGGAAAAAGATGTTGTTGAAATTAAAACAATAGGAAATTCAATGACCCAAAAAGAAATAGGTAAAATTTATGGAGTGGATAGACGGCAAATAGGTAGAATATTAAATAATAAAAGGTGGAAACACGTAAAATAAAAATCATGAGCAATTTAACTACAGGAAAAATTCAAAGTATGTTTTCATCTGAAAGCGTACAAAAAAGATTAAATGAGATTTTAGGAAAAAACGCAACTACTTTCGCAACATCTGTGATGCAATGTGTAAAAAGTAATGATTTATTATCACAAGCAGACCCAAACTCTGTTATAGGGGCTGCAATGACCGCAGCAACCATAAATCTTCCCATAAATAATAACATTGGTTTTGCGTACATAATTCCTTTCAGGGAAAAGCAAAAAGACGGTTCTTATATGGTCAAGGCTCAATTTCAGCTTTCATATAAAGGATTTATCCAGCTTGCCCAGAGGTCGGGGCAGTTTCAGACTTTAAATGTAAATGATGTTAGGGAGGGTGAAATGGTAGAAAGAAACCGTCTAACTGGAGAAATAAAATTTGAATGGATTGAGAATGATGCAGAAAGAGAAAAATTAAAAGTTATAGGGTACGTAGGGTTTTTTAGTTTAGTTACCGGATTTTCAAAAACCATGTTTATGTCGATTGATGAACTAAATTCTCACGGTAAAAAATTCTCACAAACATTTAAAAAGAATTTTGGTCTTTGGCATACCGACTTTGATTCAATGGCTAAAAAAACAGTTATAAAATTACTGCTCTCTAAATACGCCCCTTTGTCAATTGAATTAGGGCAAGCTGTAAAAACAGACCAAGCAGTAATAACTTCTGATAATGACGGAAATGTAGATGAAGTATTGTCTATAAATTACTCAGACAACGATGAAACTAAGGTAGACCCCGATCTGGAACGTCAAAGACTGCTATTGAACGACCTAAAAACACAAGAAGATTTCGACTTCGCTAGATCCATGGTGAAAGACAAAACAATTCTTGCAGAGTTAGATTTACTAGAAATCCAATATAAAAAATCGACCAATGGTAACACAATC